ATCGCTCTGCCATCATCGCGCATCATGCGCAGGCTAGTCGCCGTATCGAGATGGTTCAGCAAGACTATGAATTTGTGATTGCTAACTACGATGGACTGAACTTGATTGCAGACGAGATCGTTAATGATGGGCGCTTCGATCTCATCATTGTTGATGAAGCCAATGCGTACAAGACCATGACCACCAAGCGTTGGAAGGCGTTGAAGTCTATTGTCGGACCCAACACGCACCTGTGGATGATGACGGGCACTCCTGCATCGCAGTCTCCTGCCGATGCGTATGGCTTGGCACGACTCGTCAACCCTGATGGTGTGCCCAAGTTCTTTACAGGCTGGCGCGACAAGGTGATGAACAAAGTCACGCAGTTCAAATGGATGCCCAAGGCCAGCGCAGCGGAGGACGTTCATGAAGCCTTGCAGCCCGCCATTCGCTTTACAAAAGAGCAGTGCCTTGACTTGCCGCCTGTACTCACCATGACACGTGAGGTAGCCCTCACTCCGCAGCAAGCCAAGTACTACAACTTGCTCAAAGAACGCATGATGGTGCAAGCAGCAGGTGAAACCATCACGGCTGTGAATGCCGCTGCGGGGGTATCCAAGTTACTGCAAATATCATGCGGTGCAGCATACACAGACGACAAAGAAGTTGTTGAGTTCGATGCTGCCCCACGGCTGGCTGTGCTTGAAGAAATATTGGAAGAGACTTCGCGTAAAGTTATCATCTTCGCTTTATTTCGTAGCACCATCGACACCATCCACAAGCACTTGCTTAAGAAAAACATCGCAACAGAGGTCATTCACGGCGACATTACGCCGCCCAAACGCGCTGACATTATTCGTAGGTTCCAGACAGAGAAAGACCCACGAGTGCTTGTCATGCAGCCTCAAGCAACTGCACACGGTATCACCTTGACCGCTGCGGATACGGTGGTGTTCTTCGGTCCGTTGATGTCTGTTGAACAATATATCCAGTGCATCGCACGGGCTGACCGCAAGGGTCAGGACTCAGACAAAGTTACGGTTATTCACATACAAGGAAGCCCGATTGAGAAGCGCATGTTCAAGGCGCTGGAGGGCAAGGTCACAGATAACACTCTGCTAACGCAGATGTTCAACGCTGAAATAAAAACGTGAAAGGGGGTTGCAAACGAAAAAGGTTTTAGGTAATCTGTCAAACGCTTGACAAAATAATAGGAGAAGCAAATGAATGACGAGATCATTCCGCTGGACAAACTTGCGCGTATTTATCGCAAGATCAAGACGGAGATCGACTCGCTGACGCAAGAGTACGACACTAAGTTGGAAGCACTCAAAGCGCAGCAAGACGAACTTCGTTTCGCAATGAAAGACCAGATGAAGGCGCTCGGCGTCAAGTCGGTCAACACCGCCTTCGGCACTGTGTCATTGGTAAACAAAACCCGTTACAACACGCAAGACTGGGACTCGTTCAAGAAGTTTATTGTCGAGCACGATGTCGTTGACCTGTTGGAAAAACGGATTGCGCAATCCAATATGGCGCGGTTCCTTGAAGAAAATCCGGCGCTTGTACCACCCGGATTGAACGCATACACGGACTTCGAAATCCGTGTGACTAAACCTACTAAGTGAGAACGCAAATGACCGATCTAACTGTATTCAATCCCGCACAAGTACCCGACTTCGCACGTAACAACGAACTGTCTGAAACCGCACTGGCTTTAACTGGTGGTGGCACTGGTGGTAGCGTCAAACGTATCTCGATCAAGGGCGGCGTGTTCCGTCTGATGTCCGGTGGTAAAGAAATCGCATCCATCGAAGATCGTCATCTGGATGTCGTGATTGTTAAGGCCGCGCCGAAGGTCAGCCGTATTTTTTACGCTGGCGCTTACGACAAGGATGCTGCCGCAGCACCACCTGATTGCTGGTCCAACGATGGCGAGAAGCCAGATGCAGGTGCAAAGAACAAGCAGTCGCAGACTTGCCTGTCGTGCCCACAGAACCAAGCCGGTTCGGGTCAGGGTAATAGCCGCGCTTGCCGTTATCAGCAGCGTCTGGCAGTGGTGCTGGAGAACAACCCCGGTGGCGATGTCATGCAGTTGACGCTGCCAGCGACATCGGTGTTCGGTAAGGAAGACGGCGACAAGCGCCCACTCCAAGCCTTTGCGCGTCATCTGGCGCTCTCCAACCCACCGATCAACCCAGAGCAGATCGTCACCCGCATGAAGTTCGATACCAAAGCGGAGTCCCCCAAGCTGTTCTTCTCCCCGGTTCGTTGGCTAACCAACGACGAGTATGCCGTGGTCAAGTCGCAAACTGACAGCACCGATGCAGCCCGCGCTGTGGTCATGACGGTGGCTCAGACGGATGGTGTTAAGGGTGCCCCTGCCCTGCCGGGTAAAGCGCCTGTGGCTGTGGTGGAAGAAGAGGAAGCCCCAGCACCGAAGGCCAAGACTGCGAAGAAGAAAGCCGAAGTCGTCGAAGACGAGTCCGAGCCAGAAGTTCGCAAGGAAGCCGCCAAGCCTTCAGCAGTGCCAGAGAAGAAGTCCAAGCTGGCCGACATCGTGGCTGACTGGGACGACGAGTAAAACAGAATAGCCCAGCCGGAGGTGGCGCATGTAACACCGGCAGCGGGGGCTGGGTGATCCTTTCGGAAGTAGTCATTTCACACTCAGTGACCCCGCACTTTTAACTATAAGGAGAAGCAGATGAGTGACATAGCACTTGAGAAAGATTGTTACGACAACGCGCTGTTGTGCCCCGAATGTGGCGGCAACAATCTGCATCACGGAGCCGTAACCATGTACAGCGGCACAGAAGACGCAAAGCAGGTGCGTATTACACGCACAGAAGGCGAAGTGTTTTCAAGCTGGATCGCACCGCGCAAAACATCAGGCAACCCAAGTTCTGACCGGGGCGGAATAGTTATCGAGTTTTGGTGTGAAAACTGCCACGGCGAATGGGGCGGTCGCCCTGCGCATCATATCCATAATTTCAGACTGCAAATTCAACAACACAAAGGTACAACTTTTCTGGACTGGGATATTCCCAGTAAATAAATGGCCTACTCTCAAAAAATTATAGATGCCGTTGCTTCAGCGCCCAAGACACCGGGCAATCAACTGGGGCGCTGGGCTATCTATCTCGACTTTCCTGTGACCAAAATTGCGTACGTTCTTGGCGTAACTCGACAGACGGTTTACAACTGGATGATCGGTAAGACCGAAGTGTTTGTCGGCTACCAAGATCGTGTCGAATTGCTGCTGAAGATTATGCAGTCATCTAAAACCGCTGATGAAGCATGGAGAAGAATATGCAAGGAATACAACCTCAAAGCCTAACCGACAAAGAACTACTGACTGCATCACTCCTGATGTTTGAACCAGACACAGGGATGCCTATTAACTTTCAGAAAGAAGTCGTTCGTCGTTTAGCTTCGTATGTACAAGACGCTCGAATTAACGCAGAGACAGATTACAAAACGTCACACCCCAACCAACTCCCGTTGTTCGACTAAAACAATAAAGGATAACTATGAACCCGCTTGATTTTATGGCGGCGGTTCTCCCACCACCGGGTAACGGGTACTACTGCGTGGCAGAACTGACAACGAAGTACAAAGAGCATGTGTACAAGGAGACACTGGAGGAACTTGAGCAGACGATTGAAAGTTGCAAACTGAATGGTTACGACACGTACTTCGCACTGGGGACATTCAAAAACCCTAACGACAGGACAGCACCCAATGTGGAGATGGTCAAGTGCATCGCCATCGATGTTGACTGCAATCATCCGCAAGACTTGCCGGATGCAACGGGCGTAATCAAACAGAAAGGCTACCCGTCCCCCAAGGCTGGGTTCGAAGCCATCATGGCGTTCATCGATGAGGTCGGACTGTCAGGTCTTGGCCAGCCTTGGTTCGTCCATTCAGGCGGCGGAGTACACGCATACTGGCCTTTGAAAGAGATGGTGCCCAAGTCGGTATGGAAGCCTGTGGCCGAGCAGTTCAAGCGCCTGTGCTTCTCCAAGAAGCTGGCTATTGATGCGACTGTGACGGGCGATGCCTCGCGTGTGCTGCGGGTGCCGGGCACGATCAATAACGGTGTCAAGAGTGGTAAGAAGGTCAGGGGTGTGACCAACGTGCGCTTCATGAACGAGGGTGGCTACTTCGACATCGAGGACATCAAGGCACTGGTGGCCAAGCATCTGGCCGGTACACCCTACGAGTCCAAGCCCACACCCCCAGCCAACGTGGTCGAGCTTCCCGGCCAGCGTCCAACGCTACCCGCAGAGACAACGGGTACTAGCGTCAAGCTGTTTGAGAACTCGGTGACCAAGTTCCGCAAGATCGTCGAGCGTACCAAGCAGGGCACAGGCTGTGGGCAACTCGCACACTACATGGACAATGCCCAGCAGGATGGCATGGAGCCGATATGGCGTGGGTTGCTGTCGATCGCTCAGAAGTGCGAGGAGAATGAGAAGGCCGTTGTCTGGCTCTCCCAGATGCACCCGTACGATGAAGACCGTATGCACACCAAGCTGCGGGAGATCAAGGGTCCGTATCCCTGCACCAAGTTCGACTCCGAGAACCCCGGCGTGTGTACATCTTGTACACACTGGGGCAAGATCACCAACCCACTGGCGCTGG